TCCTAGAGACAAGCATGATGACCAAGTAGATGCTTGGGCATACTTGGGCTTGATGCTCGACAGGATGTGGGAAGCACCAACCGATAAAGAACTTGAGGAAGAAGAGTACGAGGCTTATATTCACGAAAACAATTTGAACGTCTCAGGTCGTTCCCTTACTTGCGGGTACTAAAAGCTATGAACTTAAAAGACAAATACAACGTCAGTGACCTCGTGTATGAGGCTAACATTGCTGACCTTTTATGCAAAGAAGATTTAGCAACAATTGGAGTACAAGTCGTTAGAGACTTTGACAACGATCTGTTGTCCCGTAACAGTTGGGAAAAACGTACTGAAGCTTCCTTAAAGCTTGCTTTGCAGGTTGCTGAGACAAAGAACTTCCCTTGGCCTAATGCCAGTAATGTCAAGTTCCCACTCATCACGATTGCTGCACTGCAATATCATGCTCGTAGTTATCCTGTCTTGATTGACAGTAATCTTCCCGTCAAGTGTCGAGTAGTTGGAGATGACAAAGACGGTACTCGTGCTTTGCGTTCTACCCGTGTTGAACAACACATGAGCTACCAGCTTCTTGAAGAAGATGAAGATTGGGAATCAGAAATGGACAAGGTTCTTATTACACAGCCTATTGTTGGTTGTGCTTTTAAGAAGACCTACTATGACCCCATTCTCAAACACAATGTCTCTGAAAATGTTTTGGCTAAGGACTTGGTTGTCAACTACTGGACTAAGAGTCTAGAGACAGCTAACCGAATTACCCACGTTCTTCAAATGAGTAAGAACGAAATCTATGAACGTGTAGCTCGTGGATTGTGGTTAGAAGTATCTGAAGGTCGTCCTCAACAATATGCTTCTATTGCTTTGGGTAATGGCTTGCAACAAGCTCAAGACAAAGCTCAAGGTATGTCTCCACCTGAGCCTAATGACTCAAGCACTCCTGTTGAGATTCTTGAACAGCATTGTCACATTGACTTTGATGATGATGGTTACGCTGAACCCTACATTGTTTATGTTCGTAGAGACAACAAACAAGTTGCTCGTATTGTTGCTAGGTACACTGAAAAAGACATTGAACGCAATAAAAAAGGTGATGTCATTCTTAGCATCAAAGCTGAACATTACTTTACCAAGTTTCCTTTTGTTCCTTCTCCCGATGGTGGCTTCTATGATTTGGGCTTTGGTGTTTTGTTGGGGCCGTTAAATGAGTCGATTAATACAATTGTCAACCAGCTCGTTGATGCTGGCACTATGGCTAACACTGCTGGTGGATTTCTTAGCCGTGGTATTAAGCTTCGTGGTGGTAACTACTCCTTCAACCCAATGGAGTGGAAGCATGTAGACACTACGGGAGATGATCTGCGTAAAGGCATTGTTCCTCTTCCTGTACGTGAACCTTCTCAAGTATTGTTTACTTTGTTAAACCTGTTGATCAATTATGGTGAACGCATTGGTGGTTCTGTAGATATTCTTTCTGGACAAAATCCTGGACAGAACACTCCTGCTGAAACTACCCGTACTATGGCTGAACAAGGTATGAAGATATTTAACGGTATCTTTAAACGTACTCACCGTAGTTTGAAACAAGAGTTTCGTAAGCTGTATCGTTTGAATCAAATCTTTATTAGCGAGAACACCCAATACGTTTCAAATGCTACAAGTCAAGGCATTGTGTTGGCTACAGACTATGAAGGTCCGGTAACTGACGTTATGCCTACTGCTGATCCTAGTATCACTTCTGATGCTCAACGTGCAAGTCAAGCTATGGCTCTTACTCAACGTGTTGCTGCTACCCCTGGTTTGTATAACCGCTATGAGGTTGAAAACACATTCCTTAAAGCAATCAAAATTACAAACATTGAGAAAATTCTTCCTGATCCCAAAGGACCTAACGCTGTTCCTCCTCCTCCTAATCCTAAGCTTCAGATTGAAGAAATGAAGATGAAGTCTAAGCAAGCTGAGAGTGAGTTGGCTATGAAGATGGGTCTACTTAAACTTATGGGTGAAGCAGAACTCAATCAAGCCAAGATTCAAAAGCTGCAAGCAGAAGCCGAGTCTATCAAGATTGGTATTGCTACTGAAGGCGAGAAGATGCGTATCCAAGAAATCAATACAAGTATTGCTCTTCAACGTGAACGTAGGGAAGGCATCCTTAGTTCCATTGACACTATGAGCAAAGTCTATTCGTCCTTTATGAAACAACAAGGACAACCCGAGCAGCAGTCACAAGCCCCCGAACAAACAATGGAGGGAGCAGGACAGATGCCGCAAATGATGTAACAAGGAAACCAAATGGAGATAGTCAGTCAAGATAGTTTTGAAGAATGGAAACACCACCCTGTCACTAAGCGTTTTATGAAGATGCTTGAAGTAGACCGGGAATCCATGAAGGAAGGTTTGATCAACAATGCTTTTGAAGAAGAAGCAGAAATCAAAGGACGATGCCGAGTAATCGCTGTCATCCTGAACATTGAGTACGAAGACCTGTTTGAAGTTAAATAAGAGAGAACCAAATGAGCAATGAATCAGGAATCAACCCTTGTGGTTGGAGGGTGCTAATAAAGCCCCAAGAAATTAAAGAGATGTCCCAAGGTGGTATTGTTCTTACTACTGGAAGCTTCAAAGACCGAGAACAGATGGCTAACACCACTGGACTTGTTATTGCTATGGGTGATCAATGCTATGCCGATGAACCCGCACCCTGGTGCAAAGTTGGCGACAAAATTATTTTTGCCAAGTACGCTGGTCTGCTTTACTTAGGTAAAGACGGAAACCACTATCGCATTATCAACGACAAAGACATTACAGGCACACTTGATGCCGATGTAAATCTTGTTGATCCATACTTAGCTAAAGGATAAACCATGAGTGAAAATGATACTAGTAACAATGATGACGCAGGATCAGAAGTTCAACATGAAGCTGAGTCTCAAGGGTGGGTTCCCAAAGAACGCTACCGAGGCAATGAGTCTGATTGGGTTGATGCTGAAACCTTTGTAAAACGTGGTCGTGAAATTCTTCCTATCCTCAGAAAGAATAACGAGAACTTGGTTAAAGATTTAAACCAAACAAAGGAGGAACTCAAACAATTTCGAGAAGCTGCGGAAGAGTTCAAGAAATTTCAGAGGGAGTCTTATGAACGAAAGACTGCTGACTACGAACGCCGTATCCAAGAAATAAAAGAAAGCCGTGCTCAAGCTATTAGCGATGGTGATGGTCAGAAGGTTAATGCTTTAGATGACGCTTTGGATGAAGCCAAAGAAGATTTGAAGGAAGCCAAACAAGCTGTCAAGGATGTTGTTAGCGTACCTGAAGCACCTACTCCTACATCAATTGATCCTAACTTACAAACATGGTTAGATAAGAACACTTGGTTTGGGGAAGACCGCCGTATGACTAGTATTGCTAATGGTATTGGTGAAAGTCTTCGATTAGAGTTTCCAGGTCTTAAAGGACAAGCCTTTCTTGAAAAGCTAGACGAAGTGCTTACAGATGAGTTCCCTAATAGGTTTGGAAATAAAACAAAAGGTTCTACTAGTAGTCGAGTGGAATCTGGATCAGGTAGACAGGGTAGGGGCAATAGCAATGCTCAATCCTATGACAATCTTCCTGCTGACGCTAAATCTGCTTGTGATCGGTTTGTTAAGCAAAAGCTTATGACCCGTGAACAGTACGTAGCGGATTTTGATTGGTCTTAAAAAATACTTGACAAACAAACTTAAAGAGGACATACAATATGCCAAGAGCACTAAACGAATTTGAGAAACGTGATCGTCTGATTGAGAAAGCAGCAGAAAGAGAAGCCTCTGTTTCTACTGCTTCTACTGTTATCACAAACCCACAAGGAAATGGTACAGTGCGAAAACGCCGCAATGTGTTTAACGGCACAGAAGCTAAGCTTAGTGTGGGGCAACAAATTGATGGATACCATCTCCACATCTTCACAGATACTGGAAGTCGTATTCAAGAAGCTGTAGATAGTGGATATGAATTTGTTACCCCCTTAGAGGTAGGTGGAGTAAGTGAAAACGTGGTTAGTCGTAATACTGACCTTGGAGAAAGAATTAGGTATCTGGTAAACCCTCGTGCTGAAGGCACTGAGCAGTTTGGATACTTGATGAAAATACGGCAAGAATGGTACGAGGAAGATCAAGCCGAATTTCAAGCAAAGAACAACCGTATTGATGCCGCTATACGTAACGGTAAAGTCACTGGTGATAACCAAGGCTTTTATGTTCCTCGTGACGGAATCAAACTTACTTAATTTATCTGGAGTCTTCTATGGCAAACGTAAATCGTCCTGGTGGTTTAAAACCCGTCAGCTATCTCAACGGAGCACCCTACACAGGGCAAGCTCGGTTGTACTCTGTTCCTGTTAACAGTACTGCTATGTACATTGGTGATCCCGTTACCCTGAGTGGTAGTGCGGATACCAACGGTCTTGCTGGTATTGCTATTGGTGTTGCTGGTTCTGCAATCGTTGGTGTTGTAGTTGGTTTCCTTGTTTCTCCTCCCGGAGTTAGCTTGGTTGCATCTAACATTGACTTGACTATTCGCAGTATTCAAGCAAGTGCCACTACCGTTCAATATGCTTTGGTTGCAGATGATGCAAACATTGTTTTTGAAATTCAAGACGGTCAAACCGTTCCTACTGCCGTTACAGACATTGGTCGCAATACCAATTTCTTGATTGCCGCTGGTGCTACTACTTACAGTGATTCAGGTACTGTCACTGCTGCTACCCTTACGGATAGCACCACTGCTAACTTGAAGCTTTTGGGTTTTACTCAGCGTGTGGATAACACCCCTGCTGCTGCATACGCAAAACTGTTGGTACGGATCAATAACCATGTGTACAGCGCCTCTACTGGCACTGCTGGCATTTAATTAGGAGAATAAATTATGGCAGGTATTATCACAACCAGTTCCCATCCCAAGGCCTTATGGCCTGGCATCAAAGCTTGGTGGGGACAAACTTATGACGAGCATCCTGAAGAGTATGTTGATTTGTTTGACAAAGACACTTCAACTCAGAACTACGAAGAAGATGTCCAACTGACTGGATTTGGTCTTGTACCAGTCAAGTCACAAGGCTCTGGCGTTCAGTATGATTCTGAAGTTCAAGGTTACGTAACTCGCTATACGCACGTTGCGTATGCAATGGGTTACATCGTAACTAAAGAAGAAATGGACGATAACCTCTATGAGCAAATCTCCAAACAACGTTCCGCAGCTTTGGCTATGTCTTTCCGTCAAACGAAAGAAAACATAGCTGCTAACGTTTACAACCGTGCTTTCTCAAGCACATATTTAGGTGGTGATGGTAAAGCTCTTTGCGCTACCGACCACCCAAATACAACAGGTGGTACATGGAGCAACAAACCAACAGTTGATGTAGATTTGTCTGAAGCTGCTTTGGAAGATGCAGTGATTGCAATCATGGGTCTGCAAAATGACCGTGGTTTGTTAGTCGCTATTCAACCCAACACTTTGCACATTGCTCGTCAAGAACTGTTTAACGCTCAACGTATTCTTGGTTCTACTTACCAAACAGGTAATGCCAACAATGACATCAACGTCATTAAGTCTGGTAATTATCTGCCAGGTGGTTTTAAATGTAACCATTACTTCTCAAGCCCCCATGCTTGGTTTATCCGTAACACCATCCCTGGTGGTACTGGTATGAAGTACTATGAGCGCCATGCCATCATGTTTGATCAAGACAATGACTTTGACACTATGAACGCTAAAGCCAAAGGCTATGAGCGTTATAGTTTCGGTTGGTCTGATCCTCGTGCTGTTTACGGTTCTAACGGTCCTTAATTGTTATTAGTAACAATCCCCCTCCCTAAAAAGAGGGGGTTCTTTTTATCAAGGAGTAAATCATGGGATACGAAAAAAGAAAAGAAATGGGTCAGAAACCTGAACCCAAAGCATCTATGTCTAAAATGGCTCCAGCTAAAAAAATGATGGATGCTAAAAAGACTATGACTGCTAAAAAAACTATGTACAAAAAGAAGATGTAACGTAGAATGTAATCGGCACAATTCTTGTGCTAACCCTGATGATGACGCTATCTAGTAGATAGTGTTGTTTGTGTAACACTTATGTCAACATAGGATTTCAAAATGGCTCTCCCACAATCTCCCGCATCCAACTTTCCTGGTG